AGCCTGAAAAGACCGTTTCCAAACCTACTTTGGAAACGTGAGCTGGGAGAAATGAATCAGGAATGGGGACCGCCGGCGATGCAAATGGATTAGCTAAAGCTGCCAAATACGCGCTTTGAGCGGCGTGCCCAGTGTTGATAAATTCAACCCCCTTGTTGGGGGGAGTTACGGCTCCCCCGGTCCTAGCATTATTCTTATTTTTTGTGTTACTCATTTTAACACAAAAGCGACAGTTGTCTAATTGCTGCCATTAGATCTTTTTCAACGAGTTCTTCAAAGTCAGTAACGATTATGGGTTCAAGTAAAAAGGCTTTACAGTAGCTAAGAAGACTGTCATTTGAATAAGCACCAGGAAGAACTGGTAACTTATCATAGTCTCCTTGCTTCATCCAATAGGCTAAACCACCTTGTAATTCACCCTCTAGTCGTTCGCTCCCCTGGCGACTGAGAACACTGTAAAAGGTTCCAACTAAAGGGCAATCTGCGTACAAGGATAATCCGCATAATCCAACATCTCTAAGATAATTGTAATATTTTGCTACGCCTCTGGACGAAATGGCAATCATGTCTTTGAAAACACTTTGTGGTTTTCGCACCATCATCCACCCTCGATCCAATCGAACGGGTTTCATTTGGCAAAATTCAATATGCTCAACACAGTAAACGGGCTCTTCAGCAACCATGTTGAATCCATAAGCAACAAAGAATAGATCAAAACTATCAAGAAATTTTGGTAGTTCAGATACTTCCATTATTGCTACTGAATCATCTCCATTATTAACTAATTTGAAATTCAATCCTAGGATCTCCTTCCAATGTAATAATACAGAAGTCATAAGAATTACGTTTCCCACAGAAGTATTCATATCACCGGACATTCTGCCAGCTGTCTTATACTCGAAATCGAAAATGTCTCCTTTACCCTTGCAAAAGTTCACAAGTTGGCGTCTCAACAACCAATACAACTCTGAATCACCTTTTCTGCGACTGCGGAAAAGGCGTCTGTAAACAGAATGTTCAAAGTCGAGTGCTTGTCTTGACACATGCTGATCAAACCTGCTGGCATCCAGACCTACCGCAACCGGACAGGAAAAGGACTGCCATTTCCTCACAATTTGAGCAGCCATCGCAGGTAAAGTACAATGCTTGAATACTGTTTCTTCTCCCCATAAAGTGTCTATACCCTTGTAAATAGCCAGTTCATTGTACTTATTTATGTACTGACCAAGAAGTATGTTGTACTTGTATGACCGGGGTGAAATTATTCTAGGATCTTTGTCTGGTGTTGAAACAAGTTCCCATTTTATGAAAATGTTAACATGCCAATCTTTAGGCAAAAGTTTTCCTTGATCCAATAATTCTTGATAAGCTTGAGCGTAGGCCAGGTATTTACCTTTAGGTCTACTATCTACAAACTCTTCGCGAGTTATCTTTTTCACCCTTACACACGAGGCCAACCGCCTTCCGACACTCTGTAAGTCTCCGTACCACACAGGCTGGAGATGTCTACTATGAATGAAAGGTTGATTTTGCGATCCATGCATAGGTGCATCTCTAAGACCCCTGATTAGATAGTGAGGCAAATAATGGTATTTTCCAATTAATTGATCATAATCAAATCCTGGGTTCTTAATTATCAACACCCTGTTACAGATGCCAATAAACATGTTGTGTGATGTTGAGTTGAAACAGCTCCACTGCCCGACTACTCCAGCCGGGCCCACATATTTGTTAGAGGTTCTAAGGTTTCTATTCTTATACAACAACGTTAGACCATTAATCTCCACTTTCAAAGTGGAAAACACAGGCCTATCCATTCTAGGAACAGCCAAGCACTGTGTGGCCCAGCGTTGTTCTATTAGTCACTCCCGATCCCCTGCTGTCCAGTTGGCTCTAACAATCTGACGAACGAGCGGTAGGTATGTATTCATCGCTACATCAGAAAGTTGATGGCCTATGCTGATTTGGGTATTCCCAGAAACTACATTCCTATATGTGGATAAGAACGCATTTTCATTCCAGCTACCATCTGGACGCATGGTAATAGCTATTTTATCTGCAATCAAGCGTACTCGGTGCATTTCTTTGTAATCATCATCGTGCTTA